GAGAAAAATTTTATATTGAAAAATATCGGACATATGCAATAAAGTATGATGAAGGATATAATTTGACTCTTGGAGGAGAGGGTACTCTTGGACGTGAAACATCCAAAGAAACAAAAGAAAAAATATCAAAAGCCAACACTGGAAAGATAATGTCTGAAGAAGCAAGACAAAAAATGTCAGAAAATGCTAACAGGCGTTTCGGTGATGATAACTATATGCATAGAAATGGTCACACAGAAGAATCAAAAAGAAAAATGTCCGTTTCTAGAAGCGGAGAAAAAAATCATTTTTTTGGAAAGAATCACTCAGATGAATCTAAGAAAAAAATGTCTATTGCTACCACTAACAACGCTACGAACGAAAAGAAAAAAATAATTTCCAAAAGCAACACAGGAAAAAAGAGTAAAAACGCAAGTTCTATGTATCATGGTGTTCAAGTTTCACACAGAAAAGACTGTTTAAAAAAATGGAGAAGTGTCATTCGATATATGGGTAAAAGCATCGAGCTTACAAGGTCTTCAACGGAAGTTGAAGCGGCATTGAAATACGATTTATATGTGATAGAAAAGAATATGGAAAAACCATTAAATTTTACAGAAGAAGAACGGAGCGCATTAACTAGATTAGCTTCACTAATAAAATAAAAATTTATTTCTTGGGGGATAAGCCGCAGTAGCTCAACTGGAAGAGCGCGAATTTTGTAAATTTGAGGTTTGAGAGTTCGATTCTCTCCTGTGGCTCTATTATAAAATTTTTTAGAACAGAAGGAAAAAATGAAAAGCAGAAGATTAAAATTAGACGAAAAAAAAGTATATTGCAGAAAATGTCAAGAAGAAAAGAAAGAAAAAGATTTTTATATGGCAATGGACGAGTATTTGGATTCTAATGGGTATTTTTCTATTTGTAAAGATTGTACCAATGAAATATATCGATTGGCGTTGAATACAGAAATGGATGTAAAAAAAGCTCTTTTTAAAACGTGCAAAATTTTGAACGTTGCTTACATTCCAGAATGCGTTGATTCTGCCATTTTACAAATGGAAACAAAAAGTGAGGGCGGGGAGATGAATTTAGATGCGGGCTTTAGTACATATAAGTCCAAACTAGGTAACTACTTTAGAGTTGTAAAAGACGTTCCTGGAACTTTTGAATCATATGGCATTGAAGTAAAATTCAATGAGGCAGATGAAAAAAAGATTAGAGAAGAAGAGGGAGAAGATTTTGCTGATTACCTAAGAAGAACTTGGGGAGCTGGTCTTTCAATTGATGATTATAACTTCTTGGAAAACTCTCTTGGTGAATGGAAGAGAACACATCGTTGTGAAAACAACTCTGAACTTGTTCTTATGCAAGAAATTTGCCATTTGCAACTATCCATTAGAAAATCTCGTGAGCAGGGGCTTGATACAAAAAATCTTGTAAAATCATTGCAGGAAATTATTAAAACATCAAACCTATCACCCGCTCAAGCAAATATGACAAACGCTTCAAAAGGAAACGAAGTTTTTGGCAATTGGATTAAAGATATCGAACAACTTGAACCTGCTGAGTGGTGGAACAAAAATCGTGAAGTCTTTGTTGATGTTGACAATATTGGTCAATATTTTGAGGATTTTGTCACAAGACCGATTAGAAACTTTATCACAAGGTCTAGGGATTTTTCAATTAAGTCTGGAGGAAACACTTTGGATATTGAACTGAAAGAAACCGAAGAAGATATGGAGTAAGTTATGGCTAAATCTTCGAAAGATTATACGAGTCAAGAAGTAAACAGGTCAAGAAGCAGAAATCAATTCTTAAGACCGAAGAACATGACCAAATCCAGTGAAATAACAAAAGAGAAAAAAGATAGGCTTATATCTTGGATAACATTTTATAGATTGAATGTTCATCGATTTATTCAGCATTATCTTGGAATAAAACTTTACCCTTATCAGATTTTATGGATTTGGGGTATGGGCGTAAAAGATTCTTTCTTTACTGTCGCATCAAGAAGTGTTGCCAAATCTTGGCTAATTGGTCTTTATGCTGTTTCGAGATGCATTCTGTATCCAAATAGCAAGGTCGTTATTGTTTCTTCAACAATGGCTCAAGCCGCTATTATTATTAGTGAAAAAATACAGGGTATGTGTAACGATTATCCAAATGTTGCAAGAGAGATACTTACGGTTACTACTGGACAAAATAAACATGAAGTGTTATTTTATAATGGAAGTGTAATAAAAGTAGTTGCAAGCAGAGATTCTGCGAGAGGTAAAGAAAAGTTTTATCACAATAGAAAAAATTTTACATTATTAAATCCAATCTTGGAGGAATTCGTAAAATGAGAACGGAAAAATGGGAACAAAAAGATATTGATTATGCGATAGAGAATCGATTGGAAAAATCATACGCAGAGATAGGTAAAGATATTGGAAGAACAAGAAGCGCCGTTTTAGTAAAACTTAATAAAATGGGATATAAACTTCCAGAGAAGTATTCTTATAACTCTGATTTTTTTAGTACGATAGATTCTGAAGAAAAAGCGTATTGGTTTGGTTTTTTATGGGCCGATGGATATGTAAATATAACTTCGCATAACAAACAAACAGGTTATACTGTTGGAGTAGAGCTTCAAAAAAGAGATATAGACCATTTAAAAAAATTCAACGTATCTTTAAGTGGAAATCTAAAGATAGTAATAAGAAAAAGAAAACCAAACGCTCTAGTAAAAAAAGAATTTGAAGTATGTTCTCTTAGAATATTTTCAAAAAAAATGGTTTTTGATTTAATAAAAAATGGTCTTGTTGAAAGAAAGACAAGTATCTTAAAATTTCCAATTATTGAAAAATTATTTATCAGGCATTTTATTAGAGGGTATTTTGATGGAAACGGGTCTTCTAGAATAAATTCTAATAAAAATCAAATCAGATGCAAGTTTACATGCGCGTCAATTGATTTTATAGAAGGATTAAGAAAAACTCTTTTTGAAAATAATATACCGTCTTATATAGTAAAATCAAATAATGTTTTTGATTTATGTATAGATTCAAAAAAAAATGTCTTGTCCTTTATGGAATATATGTACGATGGTTCTACAATTTATTTAGATAGAAAATATAGATTTTATTGTGATAACAAATATTTATTGGAATATATCCATAACGGATATAACAAAAAATAGTGCCCCAATAAGTAGTAATACTTATTTATAATTGCGGAAGAAAACGGGAAAGCTGGAACGCTAATCCGAGTGGAAGAATAGGACTAAAGACTTGTTCACACGCAACGCATAGATTCTGAAACTGTTGTTGTAACAGAATATAATGAATCCAAGAGTCCGCAACCCCTTTTTTAAGGGTGAAAAGATATGCTGAACTTTAGAGAATAAACTCTAAAGAACGTAAAGATAAAAAACTTTACGGATAACACAGTTGGCTAGAGCTACATTCATCATCGTGGAAGAAAGTCGCTTGGTGGATAAGTCTATTTTAGATGATGTCATTAGACCTTTTTCCTACGTAAGACCAGTTCCTTATAATAGCGACCCTAAATGGAATCACGTTCCTTTAGAGGAAGCAAAAGAGATGCATATTACTTCAGCTCATTATACAAGTGGCTGGTGGTATCGTGAAACTCTGATAGCGATAAAGAACATGTTGTTGGGTAAAAACGTTGGGTTTTTTGCAAGCGATTATTTGACAGCTATTCATCACAAAATAAAAACACCTGCGGCTATAGAAAAAGATAAAGAACTTATGAACGAATTAAGTTTTCAACTGGAATATTTAAATATCCCAATCGGAGAATCTGGTGACGCTTATTATAAACTAAAAATGCTTCAACGAAATAGGGTTTTGAAAAAAGCATTTTATCCCGTTAAAAGAGAAGATTACTCCAGCAAGAAAGTTAATTCTACAATGCCAAAAACAGATGATGAAATTCGTATTTTATCTATAGATATGGCTACTCGTGCAGGTAAATCAAATGACTTAACGGTTATTTCATGCTTTAGACTTATTCCTACAAATAAAGGATATCAAAGAGAACTTGTCTATATGGAAAGTTATAGTGGTAAAAATACTTTATTACAAGCATTAAGAATAAAACAACTATGGTATGATTTTGAAACAGATTATATTGTTTTAGATTTGGGCAATGCTGGCATTTCACTTTATGATACTTTAGGTGCTATTACTAGAGATGATGAGAGAGATTTAGATTATCCGGCGATGACGATTATGCCACATAAATCTATTGAAGATAAACAATATACAGAACTTTTTGAAAGAACAACTGGCTTAAATGCTTTGCAAATTATTTATCCAATTTATGCCTCTGCGTCTTTAAACAGCAAGATTGCTGTTGAAATGAGAGATAAACTGC